GTGGTGATCCAACTGCTTTTGAGGAGATGCGCAAGACGTATCTTGATCTGGAGCAGAAAGCCCGTGACCATGTAGATTCGACTGAGACTGTGGGGGAGCGCAAGGAGGCGCAGAAGCAGTTGAACGTGATCACGAATGCGCGAAAGACTGCCTTTCAGGAGATTGAGGACATACAGGATGGGATCATCACGGACCCTCGCATTGACAAGGACAAGACTCGTTACCGAATGCGGGTTGAGTTACTTGCCGCAGTGCAGGGGGGTCCGAAGGACATTGAGGCATGGGTTAACAAGCACAAGGAGTCGAACAACCCATTAGCACAGAAGGTTGTTGAGAACTTTCTGGAGACAGAGAGGGCAAAGAACCTTGATGCTGTGCAGGGGGATTTGCTTGAGCGCATGGTTGGGGTAAGGGCGCAAGAGATTGAGCGTTTTGAGGCAAAGACACCCAAGCGACCTCTTGAGTCCCGTCTGAATGTGGAGGCACCTCCCCAAGTAGGGATGCGTGATGTCTTGGAGAGTGCCATCTCTGAGAAGATATCGAAAGGGAGGGGGCTAGACCCGGAAGAAATTGCCTATCTGAACAGGACGGAGAAGGAGCGTTCAAAGCTGAAGCGGAAGTCTGAGTTCAAGCCTCTTGAGTTCAAGAGGGAGACGATTGAGACGGATGAGACTGTTCTTGAGAAAGCCCCCACCCCGAAGCGTAAGGCCGCTAAGAAGGAGAAGGCGGGGGTCAAGACTGAGGCGGTAAAGAAGGCGGACACTTCGGCTTATTCAGGTGATGTCCGCAACGTGGAAGTTCTTGCCCGTAAGGTTGTGAAGGGGGCTGAGAAGGGGGAGGCTTACGCGATGACTGAGGCTGAGTCTGACTTGCGCAAGAATTTCCCGAATGAGTACGAGACGGCAGTTCAAGCACGTTACGACCGCTTTGCGGGGGTTCCCGCTAAAAAGGCTCAGAAGCCTACTGAGGAGGCTGTAGCTGAGAAGGCAGTAGAACCCGTCAAAAAGGAAAAGAAACAGGAGAAGCAGGCTGAGGCGGTCACAGAGCAGAAAGAGGAAAAGAAGCCGGAAACCAAGGCTGAGGAAACCCCAACTCCTTCTGATCCTAACCAACCCACGAAGGAACCCGCCCCAAGCGTGGCTACCCCCAAGAAAAAGACACTCCCCACCCCCATCTCTGAGAGGACGGATGACGATATCATCGAGAAGGGGACCGTCAAAGAGATCAAGACAGTCATTGAGAAGAGGCGTGGCACTGAGCTAACTGCAAAAGAACGCAGAATGCGGAAGTCAGAACTTCAGGAGATGGCTCGTAACGCGAAGGAGGAACCCAAGAAACGCGATCTTGAAGAGAAGATCGCGGCCACCACAGATGCGGTGGTTGAGGGCTTGAGAGCAGAGGTAGAGACTAAGAAGGCGACTAAGAAGGCGACCAAGAAAGCGACCAAGCTTAAAAAGAAGTCTGTCCGTGACAAGGAAAAACAGGCGGAGGCAAAAGAAGAAGCGAAAGCCGTCACATCTGCACAGCCCACCCCAGTATCAGACAAGGACAAGTCAGAGTACGAGTTGATGCAGGATGCAAGAGAACTCTTTGGGGAACCCTCCATCGCTCGGATGTCATCTGACGAAATGAGGGAGATGGTGCATTTTGCACTTCGTGACGATAAGCACGATGAGCATCTCAAGGGGCTTTCACAACAAGAGCGTGACGACCATGAGATACGCTTCTCCACTGCACTCTCTGAGGTCATTGAGGTACTGCCTGCCTACTCTGTGATGCTCCCATACAAGGGAGAGCGCACAGCCAACATTGACAGTGCCCTCAAGAGAGCAGGGAAGCAGTCGCTAAAGCCTAGTGAAGTGAAAATCTGGATGAGCATTGCCGGGGAGAACCTGAGAGGGGAGTCCGCAATGCTCACTGATTTGGATGGGATGGTGTTTCACCCCATCATCAGCAAGTCGAGTAAGAAAAGGGTATACATCGTAAGGGACCGTCATGGGAACCCCGCCATAGATTTCATCGAGTACCAGTCTGACATTGAGGCAGGAAGAATCGAGAATGGGTCCAAGCCCTCAGAGAAGCACTGGGTGAAAGTTACCCCTACCTTTGTTGAGAACTTCCGAATCTATGCCGCAGACCCCAAATCCATTGTGAAGCTCAAGGATGGGGGCTACACCCAAGTCCCAAGTGCGGAGCTTGACAATGTGAAGGGGGCTGAACTCAACGAGAAGGGCTCACCCACCGTCATTGATGAGGTGATCCTGAACGTGGAGGTCCATGAAACAGCAGTCACCTCACCCCCAGAGCAGATGGGTAAGGGAGACAAGAAGGAGAGAAGCAAAGCCTTTGAGTCCCTTGCCGCATTCCACTTTGCACATGGGGATGTTGCCTCCCGTGATGCCTTCACCTCCAAGGTAGACCGAATCGAGAGAGGGGTATGGGACAGCACTCAACTGGAGTTGCCGAATCTTGGGGAAGCCACATCCCCTGATCGCTCCGCGGTTATTGGGGGGGAGATTCAAGAGGAGATCACCATCCCGAAAGGGGTTGAAAACCTCAAGCGAACGTTTGATCCGCAAGTCAAGGGGAAGCTGAAGCTACGCTCACGCATCTCCAAGATGGGGCAGAGCATCCCGAATGTCACAACCCCTGACATGACTAAGATGAGCGAGGATGAGTTGATCCGCACTTATCTTGGGATGTTCATCAACTCACAGAGAGAAGGGACTGACACCCTCACGAAGAGCGACCTTGAGGAAATCCCCATCACAGAGTTGCGCAAGACGGCAACTGCCCTCAAGGAAGACGCAGACTCATTGGTTAGCAAGAAGTCTGAGAGTGATGTCACTCAGGGGGATGTTGACTCTGCGGTTGCAGAGTTCCTCGCAAGAGGGGGTAGCGTACAGAAGATCGAGACAAGGGAGATCGGGACAACCCCAACCGTCAAGGAGACTTTCGAGACTAAGCAGGAGGCTGTCAGCGAGTTCATCGAGATGGTGACGGATGGGCGATTAGAGAGTGCATGGGTTAGCCCTGATGCAGATGGGAACCCCGTTGTTAATGCAATCTTCAAGGGGGATGAGAAGACAAGGCCGTATGCCAGAATCCGCTTCAAGGACACAAGCTATGAATCCCTGCTTGCCTTCCTTGACGGGGTAGACCCTGACACAAAGGATCGCCTCAAGGAATCCCCCCTCTTCAAGTTGGGGAAAACCCCGAAGAAGGGGTTGACGTATCAAGAGGCACGGCTTGCGATAGACTCCTTCCGCAGGGAGTTCGGGGGTAGTCGCACAGTCAACTACCGACTCTTCGCCTCCCCAGAGGATGCCCCTGCATGGTGGGGGATTGACAAGAGGGCAAAGGGTGCCACTCTCCACATGGAGGATGGGTTCGGGAACCCGACTATTGCCGTCTTCCATAACCGTCTGGGTAGTCTGAAGGAAGCCCGTGCCCTGCTCTTCCATGAGTCCATCGTGCATCACGGGATGCGTGAGGTCATGGGGTCAGGGAATTTCAACCGCATGATCTCCGACATCATCAAGCATCGCTATCAGGATGTCCGTAAGAAGGCGGAGGGAATCGGATTAGGGAGGGAGGTTCGCCCCTTTGATATGCGAATCGCCGCAGAAGAGATGCTTGCAGACTTGGCAGAAGGGAGGGCAAACGCCACGATCACCTCCAAGGTGCTAAACAGTATCCGTGCCTTTATTTCCAAGGTGTTCGGGAGGAGGATGACAGACTCACAGATGATGGAGCTTGTCATCAAAGCTGAGAAAAAGTATCGAGAGGGGAGAGGTACGGCGGTCTTCACCCCGGCTCGGACGTTTCTCACCTCGCAGAGAGATGGGGGCACGGTCAACGAGAACACCCCCGCAGAGATTAAGCGCATCCGCTACTCTCTTTCTGATGAGCTTCCTCATCTGACTTCACGCAGGGAAGAGGTGGACAGTGATCTGTCAAACGCCCCTAAATGGATGAACGAGGAACAGAAGAAGTTCTACATGAAGATGGGGCCACCCCACAAGGGCAATGCGCTCACAGAGAAACTGGAGACTTTGAGGGAGGACTTGTGGACGAAGATCAGGCAGGGGGTCTTTGACCGTTACGCATCCGTACTGGAGAGGGCAGGGGAGAAGGCATACGTTCTCTCTCGCATGGCAAGTTCCTCAGAGGGTGCATTCAGCGCACTCTTCTCTAGTGGGGGGATACGGCTAGACGATGATGGGGCCGTCAACATTGACGAGAAGGGGATCAGTCTCTCAGAGGCATTGAAGCCGCTTGGGGGAGAGATGGACACCTTCCTCAGATGGGTTGGGGCAAAGAGAGCGGCAAGTCTCAAGGCTGAAGGCAGGGATTCTCTGCGCTTCCTCACGGATGAGGAGGTTGCCGCAGGGTTGACCCTTAATGAGGGCACCACCAAGAATGCAGTAACCGGGGTCGCTACCTCAAGAGCAGAACTCTTTGAGGAGGCACACAGGAACCTGAATCGGGTGCAAGGCTCTGTCCTCGACATTGCAGAGAAGACAGGGGTGATCAGCAAGAAGATGAGGGATCAGTGGGAGGGGCAGTTCTACGTCCCATTCTACCGTGTCATGGAGGGGAAGGAGGGGCACAATGGTCCCATGACGGTTGACAAGATGGTGAACCTAGACCCCATCAAGCGTCTTGAGGGAAGTGACCGTGGGTTGGGTGACTTGCTACAGAACACCATGCTCAACCTCCATCACTTGATTGATGCCTCACTGAAGAATCAGGCCGCAAAAGAAACGGTGAAGTCTCTTGAGCGTCAGAATCTTGCACTCAAGCTAGGGGCATACCCAAAGGACAAGCAGGCTGTCATTGAGTTCAAGAAGCGCATCAAGGATGGGGAAGTCGAGGCGGCTAGGGAATTACTTGAGTCAGATGCACAAACCATCTATGTCCGTGAAGACGGGGAGCGTGTGTATTACCGTGTGTATGACCCGCTTGTTCTAGAGTCATTGCTCTCAATGAACTCAGTGCGGAGAGACAACCCGCTCTTCAAGTTCTTCAGAGGGAGCAAGCGATGGTTCACACACGCAGTCACGCTGTCTCCGCAGTTCCGAATTGCCAACCTCATGCGTGACACCATCTCCACGATGGCACTATCCCCCGTGAGTTCGGGAGACTTGATGAAGTTCAACCCCATCTTCAATGTGGTGAAGGGCTACAAGGGTGCAGGGGAGAAGAGCGAAGTGTACGGGAGTGCATTAGCAGGGGGTGGGATGTTCCGGTTCGGGCATTCCCTTGGGACTGATCCTGATCGTGCAAAGCTACTGATCAAGTCAGGGATCAAGCGTGAGTTCGTTCTGGATAACCCGGAAGGGGTGTCCAACTTCCGCAAGGCAATCAAGGACTCGCTCAAGAAGGGCTATCAGTGGTATGAAGGTGTGGGGGACCGTGTTGAGAGCGCAAACCGTGTTGCACTCTACAAGCACTTGAGAGAGAAGGGCAAGTCCCATCTTGAGGCATCGTATGAGGCAAGGGATTTGATGGACTTCTCCCTGCATGGGAGTTGGGGAGCAGTGCAGACACTTGCAGATTGGAGTCCCTTCCTGAATGCAAGACTCCAAGGTCTGTATAAATTGGGTCGTGCAGGGTTTACTCCGGGCAGACGCACCCAGTTTGCAACGGTTACGATGGGGTATGTCATGGCATCCCTCCTCAACTACCTTGCGTACATGGATGATGACGACTTCAAGGAGCGTGAAGAGTGGGACAGAGACACCTATCACTGGTTTAAGATTGGGGATACTGCCTTCCGCATCCCGAAGGCGTTTGAGATCGGGGCGATTGCCACACTCGCAGAGCGTGTCTTGGAGCAGATGGTGGACAATGAGGCAAGTGGGAAGCTCTTCAGAGAGCGGCTTTGGCATACGATCCACGAAACCTTTGCGATTGACCCCATCCCCCTCCCGTTGCGTCCGATGCTTGAGATTTACAGCAACCGCAATCCCTTTACGGATAGACCGATTGAGTCAGTCTCAATGAAGAACCGTTCCCCAGAAGAACGTAAGAACGCCTACACCTCTGAGACTGCCACACTGCTTTCACGCTTGAACGCAGAGGTGGTTCCTTGGGACCGTGGTCAGTTCTCCCCTGTGCAGATAGAACATGCTGTGAAGGGGTACACTGCATGGGTGGGGACGACTATATTGGGTGGGGTTGACAGCGTTATCAGAATGGCTGAGGGTAACGAACGCCCAGAGGATGGTATCAACAACATCCCCTTGGTTGGGGGTGCATTGCAGAAGACGGCAAGACGATTCGTGGTGGATTTGGATGACAAGCGGCACACGAAATACATGACGATGTTCTATGATCAGATGAAGGAGATGAATCAGGTCTTCTCCGACATCAGAGAGATGCGGAGACTGGGGGATATTGAGAGGGCAAAGGACAAGATAGAGAAGAACAAGATGCTTCTACGCTACCGCACTTCATACAACCGACTGTCACGGAGAATGACGAAGATCAACCATGTCATCAAGCGTATCACGAATGACCCCAAGATGAGTGGGGAGATGAAGCGTCAGCGACTGAATCGCTTACAGCAACTGAAGAACCAACTTGCAAGGGTTCTCGTTTCGAGGGCGACTCCCTCACTCAATCTATAACAGAGACAGGATATGGCTAGAAGGTATAAGAAAGTTATCCCAAAAGGGAAGGGGGAACGTCTTGCAAAGAACAAGCGCAAGAAGCACAAGCCGGATAAAAAGTATAAAGGGGAGACTTCTCAGGAGGAGGAGCGGGGGTTAGCTGAATCGCGCAAGAAGGAAAAGAGGCTTTTTGCGACTCTATACAGGGGGCGCAGAGACAAGGACGCTTACGAGAGGTGGAAGGCAAGCGGGGGCAAGTATGGATACAACAGCCCCACTCGCGCTCCCTCCTAATTAAACCCCACTCAGTAGGGCATTTCATCCTTCTCAGATGACTTGTCCTCAGTGCGAGGCTTCTGCTCAGGGTAAAGTTGGGTGATGCGGAAATTGATATAGCTCCGATTCCCATCATCCGTTTCCCGTGTCGTCTTACGATAAGTCGTATGAACATGGACGACATCCCCCTTCTCTAACTTCCGAAGGGTGTTCCCCAAACCCGCCTTATCCGGGTTCTCCCAATACTCCAAGTCAACCCAAGAGGTCTGGTTTTCCCACCCATCATCTGTCTTGCGAGGGCTGTCAACAGCAAGCCCCACCTTCCAGACAATAGAGTTTCCGATTTCCTTTGGGTTGGGGGCATCCCCCAACCTTCCCGAAAAAATGCAAATGTTCTGACAGAACATAATCACCTTTCTACTAATGGTTACGCCCACTCGACCACCGAGTGAGCAGAAATGTGGGGAGGGGGAAGAGAGCTTGGGGAGGACTACCATCCCGTATCGCTTTACGACCCATGCAACGGTCAAATCCATCTGTGAATGTACCAAAAACAGATGGCAAACCCCGTTAGCCGCACCTTGTCAATGGAGTCCCTGCCCACACTCTCATCCGAGAAATGAGAGTGCGATGAACGGCAGGGCGGCGGCAGTAATCGCTTACCCTTCATTCCCTCCCCTGAGCAATCAACCTGCTCGTACTGTGGGGGATACAAGTGCCCACCATGTCCCAGTTGGGTTGGAGAGTACGGAGACAAGCCTTGCCATGTTGACATGAGAGGGCTTTCTGCGTCCCGTCCTCCAATGCCACACTGTGACACGGCTTACCCCTATCTGCTCTGCCAACCCTGTGTTGGTTAGCTTACGCTCCTCCATCATCTCATCAAGTTTCAGATGAAACATCCTCCTCCTTCTTGAAGATTTCCTTTATCTTCCCACTCGCCCCTCTTCGCATCTTGTCATAGAGGGCGAGAGGGGTGAACACGGGGTCTTCCCCCTTCTTCTTTTCCTCAATCACCTCAGTCACACGGAACATGTCTTTATAGATTTTGCCTTCGCCGAGATTAGCGATTGCGGTTTCCGCATTATACCCCTTGACGATCAAGGAGATTTCATACAGCCGCTCTTTCCCATCCCCCGGCATTTTGACTTCAAATGCAGGATCAATCTTCTTAATCGGCTTGTGAACAATGAGTGCCATTTCATTCCCTTTCTGAAATGATTGTTATCCCCCACTCTGGTGAGGTGACGCAACGTGCGTCTTTCTTGCTAGACATAATACGCATCCTCGAAAGAAGTGTACTCTTTGAGGAACACCATCTGTGCAGTGCCCGTCCCCCCAAAGCGGTTCTTTGCCACACTGATCTCTGCCATCCCCACAGACTCAGACTCTGGGTTGTAGTAGTCATCACGGTAAAGCAGAAACACTCTCGATGCTGTCTCTTCGATCTTCCCACTCTCTGAGAGATCGGAGATGACGGGGCGTTTAGAGGTTCGCCCCTCCACGTTACGGTTAATCTGGGACAGTAGCATGATGTGTATATCCAAGCGTTTTGCGAGTTCCTTCAGCTTGTTCACTGTCTCCCCAATCTCAAGATACCGCTTGTCCTTAGCCCCAACCTGTATGATCTGAACGTAATCAATGACGACAAAGCGTATGCCCTTCTTCCTCACCATGTGCCGTATGGAGGTTTCCACATCCAAGAGGCTGTATGACCTGTCATCAATGTGGACTACCTTGTCCTTGAATTCCTCCGTGTACAGCTTTCTGAGATTCTCCCATTGTTCATCTGTAAGGTTGTTGCTCATCAGATCACCCTCCCTGATCTTGCAACGGGATGAGATCAGCTTCCGCATGATCATATCCCCTGTCATCTCGATACTCACCATCATGGAGGGTATCCCGCTCATTGCGACATTCCCAAGGATGTTCAGCCCGAATGAGGTCTTCCCCATCCCGGTCCTCCCTGCAATGACATCGAGGTTCCCGAACTCCAAGCCCCCGTCAAGGAACCTGTCAAGGGATGAGAACCCTGTAGAGAAGCGGCTCTTCCTCATGCGATCATCCGTCATGGACTCGATCACCCTCCCAAACCAGTACCCCAGAGAGGTTTCCCGTTTGACGACACCCCCAGAGATGTCTGCTATCTCATCTGACTTCTCTTGTATAAACTTGTTTATCTCTGTGGGGTTGTCCCCATCATCAACCTTTGCCTTGATCTCGTTTGAGAGAGTAGACAGCCCCCGTACAAGTGCCCCATTGCGTATGTTCTCTGCATAAGCCTCAACCAAGGCACCTTGCCCCGTCCCATCAGAGATGAGGCTGTGTATGTAATCTTCGCCAACCTTGTTGTACCCCTTGACTTCTGAGTAGAGTGATACGGGATTGAGTGTGCCCCCATCCGCTATCACCTGTAGTATCCCCCAATAGCAGACCCCATTCTTCGTATGGCAGAAATCCCGCTCCGATATAATGGGGCTTACCAAGTCAACCAACCCCCCTGTGGGGTCGGTCATCAAAGCGGATAGTAATTTGAACTCGTTATTCTGCGCCTCCCTTTCAAGGTTTGTCATCTTTCATAACCCATGTTACTTTGTTGTCTCTCTTCGCATAAAGCTTCCTCCTTGGGGGGGCACTCTTCTCCAGTGCCTTCTCGTAGCATTGGATGAACCTGTCTCTGAAGCGGTCATCCCCGATTTTGTCAAGAACGGTCCCTAAAGTCGGTTCGGACCCTTTCATTATGAGCAGAGCCTCAATGATGAAGTCATCTCCTTCCACAGTGTATGATGCGGCTCCCTCAAGAATCCCCATCAGGTGCTTAGAGTGAAGCAGGGCAACTAGCGCGGTTTCCCCTCCCTTTGTGTTGTGCTGATATTCCATGAAGAGCGCGGCTTCCGGCTCCCAAAAGTTCTTTGCGGCTTTCTTCCATGTTGCATGGGCTTCACACTTGCTTATGTAGTTGCGAGTGCCCCGTGTGACAGCTTCGTGACCATAGCGTTCAACACTCATCCACCAGTTAGGGTAGGCTTCCGCCTTGTTCCCGATTTTCTCAGCATCCGTGCCGCGATATATCTTCCAGTCCTCCCCATAATCCTCTGGGTAGCCGTTCTCCTGATACCTCTTGGGGTTCAATTTGTCTTCAGGGTTTATGAAGATGTCACAGTCATGGTTGAACTTGAGTCGCTCAAAGGTCAACCATTGCCCGTTCTTCTTCTCCTTATCCTTGTGCTTGACGAGGATGCCAACCTCCTTGAGTTTCTCAAGGTACTGCTTGACTTCCTTCTTCTCCATGTCGCAAGACTCAGCCATGCTCTTCTGTGAAAGCCTGACTATCCCGAAGTCGTCACACTGCAACAGCATGTGAAGGAAGGGGTTCCCCTTGACAAGCATGGGGTAGAGGGGGTTGTCCTCTTTGAGGTTGCATAGTTTATTGAGCATGGCCCCTCATTAAAAGTCCCAACATTGTGATGCACACCCCCCTTGCGTCTTCTCCATGCGCAAAGAACCTCCATGTCCTTTGAAGAGGGTGTGCAACTTCTCATCCTTGAGAAGTATCACGATTTCGACTTACCTTGCGCCTTGTCTATCATATTTGTTACCTGATCAGCAACCTTGGGGGGAGAGTCAGTCAGGGCACCCTCTGGGAGGCGCATGTCTGTCGGGAGTCTGTCTGCTATAGACTTTGCCGACTTGAGCAGGGAGAGGTACTTCTCTTCATCCTCCTTGCTCCCCGCCATGACCGCATCACGGAGGTTCTTTCGTGCCTCAGCAAATCCCTCCCAACTGTTACCGTCCTTGTTGACAACCAGACTAGGGAGAAGGTCATCCCTTGAAGTCGCCTCGTCCACATACACTTGGAGCTTCTTAGCCAACCCCTCTAAGTCCTCCCCCTTGATAGTCTTGACAACCTTCTTGGTGTTTGCCTTAGCCCTCTTCCCTCCGGGGTCAGGGGGCGTTTCATGTGTCTCGCTCTCATTGTCTATACGGGGGTCGTAATCATCCACGCTTTGCCCAGACACTGGGATTTCATAGCGATAAAAGCACATGTTCTTGTACGCATAACTCTGCATCTTCCCAGAGGACTTGTCCCCTGTATCCATACCCTCCCCGATTGAGAAGCAGTAGTCTGCATCCTCTGCGTCATCCTTGTTCTGAAAGGCCCATTCATACAGGGCCGTCATGTGCGTGACGGGCTTCCCCTTCCCGTCAACACGTTGTTCCATGTTGAAGTTCTCTATACGGGAAACCTTAACGTTAATCCCGTACTTGACATGAAGAGCGGAGATAACCCCCAGAACCTGATCCACCCCTCGGTAGTCATAGTTCTGGAATTTTTGCTTAGAGTTTTTGCTGATCCCCCCCTCAACAAGTTCACGCTTCACAAGCCCCATCCTCTGCTGTAACGTCAGTTGCTGTAACGCCTGTTCCTCAGTCTTCATCCTTGTCTCCTTGTTCCTTCTTCATTGCGGCTTCCCTCGCTTCCTCAGAGAGGAAAAACCAAGTACAGGCATTTTCGACTTCCTCACGCTTCCTGCGCAACTCCGCCTTTGTCACCATGCCCTTGTGCAACACAGCAAACCCCCCTGCTGTGTCTTGTTTAGACTTAACTACGTTCTTCTCAAAGAGTTTCTCCATGCGAAGATACTTCAGGGTGAGTGAGGCTAAGTCAATCCCCTTCCTCCTCGTCCTGCGCAGTTTGTCCTCCAGAATATCCATGCTAATAACTCACTCTGATGGAGGATGTCACTGTTGTGTAGTCTTCCGCCATGTCAGGGTGTTCCTCTCTGAACCTCTTGACATCAAGACGCTTTGAGTGAATTGTGCGGACGCTGAAAATGTTGACCCCCTCCCTTGTCAGGGCGGAGTCATCCCCTAGCAATTCAGACAACTCCAACTCGATTTCCTTGACCTCGGCAAGCAGTGCCCTTGCACTTTCCCTTTTCTCTGATGCAAGCTCCACCTTCTTGAGAACCTCAGCAGTGGCGTTCACCTTCGTGATCTCTACATCATTCTCGCCTTCCCCCCCATTAGGGGTGTCCCCACGAAGGTAGAGTTCCCTCATCTGTATGAGAGTCTTTCTGATACCCTCAATTGTCTCCGGGTTTCTGTGTATGACAAAGCACCGTATATCATAAGGCACTTCCTCCATAACCTTCTCTACAGGTTCCCCTTCCTCAATCTCATTGACTGCCCAAGGTATGGCAGACTCGTCATGTACGATCATCACGGGGTTGATTACCCCATCAAGCTCATCCACCATCATCTGGTGCTGTGACTGTATGTAATAAGACTTGGCTGTATTCTCTGAGAGGTGTTCCCCTAACTGTTTCCGTATCCCCCAAGAGGATGTGGTCTTCACCTCCATTGCCCATACCCCCTCATAGTATGGGTTGTCGCAGAGATGGAAGTCCTTTGTCGCAGTCATCCAAGAGTGTTGTTGCGACCCTAGCATCCACGGCTCCTTGAAGACATCCAAGTCAAGCATGTTTGATGCTTCGTTTGCGACATAAGACTCAACGAGTTGCCCGAATCTGATCTTGGGAGATGAGAAGTCAACAACATCCACCCCCCTCATCTGCTTGAATACCCTATCGGGACCACCGTACAGCCCAAGCAACCCCGGAGTACTTGAAGCAGAGAAGTGTCCCATCTTTGAGAACTTCTCCTTTGTCTCAGTAAACTCCTCCGATGACATGTCATCAATCTTGGCAATCTTGATCCCTCTAGGGGCATAGTCTTTCGGGGTTTCAATTAACATCTACAAGCTCTCTAGTGTTGAAAAAAGTACCATGCTCCCACGACCCCTAAGATCAGTGGGAGTGCCCCCAAGATGGGGGCTAATCTCCAAATGAAGACCCATACGGCTGTTACATCAAGCCGCATATTCCTCATTCTTGAAATTCAGGAGATTGGCTACTCCGCGAGTGGTGTTATCCACTCGGTAGCACTCAAGATAATCCCCGTCCTTGATTACACGATCCAAGTCCTTTCTGAAGGAGTACCACTCCCCGTTATTGACACGGTACAGCGTGAAGTGGCGGTCATCTTTCCGCTTCTTCTTACTCCTCTTGTAAATTTCTTGGAATACAGAGTCGTCCTTATCTTTTCGATAAACACTCCCCACCATGCTTACATCTGATCTAGTTGTCATTCTGACCCTCTATCAAAAAGTTGTTGCACATTCCCTGACTTGACCCACTCTACATGAGAGGGCCATCTTAAATCAGTTGCCTCCCTTGCCACAAGTAGGGATATGCTTAAACCTATGACAAGGGTGATCAGGCAAACTGCTACAAAGTCGCTCATATCATTTAACTAACTTTCTCCCATTCGCCGTCCCTCGCCACACCCCATGCCCCATAACTCTGCCCCGACAGTGCAATGTAGAGGATTTTAGCCAGAGTGTTGGGGTCTGGGGATTTTGCCACCTTCACACCATTAATCACTTTGAGCAATGAACCGTTCTCCGTGATGATTAAGTCGTACCCTCCCTTGTAAAAGTCGGGCAATCTGATTTCCTTAGTTTCTTCCATGCTACCCCTCCGGAGTGGTTTCGGGAGCAACAAAGTCACTCGCTTCGACACACCGCCCCTCGATCACTTCAAACGAAGCGTCATACGGATTGTATGCGGCAATGCCGTAGTCAATCATAAGTTTACGATGGTACTCCATCATGCTATACCCTGCGATAACTCCCCCGCAAAGGAAAGAGAAGGCGCAAGCCGTAGTAACCCCCAAGAACATGGGGTGCTTATTCAAAAAACCTGACATCGGTTTCTCCATTCAAATGTTAATGACCTCCTTGGGAAATAATCTCCTCAGCCCTGCATAACAGAGGTTTTGAGTATGATACTACCGTGGAAACCACCAACCGTGTTTTCAATAATGCTTCGGGTTGTCTCTTCATCCTCCAACAACCCATTAATGAGACTCTTGCGAACGGGATCAGCCGACCCCATCCTCTTAATCTCACCCCCCTTGGCGAAGAATTCCTCTTTCTTCGCATCAAGTTCCTCTTGGGTGATGCGGAATCCTACATCCTTGTCCACCACCCAATGCCTTGCGTCTACTACCCCGCCACTGACCATCCTCGCTCCTTTACTAAGTGACTCTGATTAAGCCTTGTAATCATTTGCTCCTTTACAAGGGCTGTTTCAACATCCCCTAAGTCAGCATTATGCTTCTTAGCCATATATGCTACCGAGAACTCCTCTATCTTTCTGATGATGCCCCCCCTCAATTCCCCCTTACTGTCGTAGCTGTCGACATCAGACAGCCAAGTTGTTATGTCATCCGGGTGCAGGTTCACCTTCCCCTTGACTGCCTTGATCTGTGCTAAAGACCCCGGCAACATGTGATGAAACGACATCTGTGGTGAAAGGATGGTGGAGTAGAACTTGTACTGCTCTATGAGCAAGTACGCCTGTCGTCCCGCCCTTCTCACGCGATTAAAATGTGGGGCCGTATCAAGGTACTTCTGTGTGGGGCACCCATACCCCTCCTCGTCCGCCTCAAGTTCGTCCATGTCATACGCACCCCATCTTGTCTCATCCGGAGCAGACATTGAGAGTGAGTGGAGGACTGACTTTCTTAACCCCCCTTCAGTATGTTGCGCGGTCATGTATGGTGCGTTTCCCCATGCCCAGTCCTCCTCCCAAGTATTCTCACTCATCTCGACATCCTTTTAACCATCAGACGTTTTGTGATTTCCTCTGTGAGTGCAGATTGATACACACCGTGCATCCCCGCATGTCTCTCGATAAGCAACTCTCTCAGCTTTGTCTTGCCCTCTTTCGTGAACTCGCCATCTTCGCTGTAATACTTCTTGTTAAAGACAACTCTGAAGGGGACACCCTCACCCCACCTTTCATCATTCTCTGCATAGTCTATGGGGGACACGACAAAGTATGCGGCATCCCACCTCTCATATATGTGCATCACGCTATCAGCCGCGCAAAGCAGACGGTTCATATCATTAGCGGTTCGGATGTCTCCCATGACTGTATCTCCCGTTGCAGTGGGTTCGATACCCCAAGACAACTCAGCCTTGCGCGGATGAAGTCATTGCGAATCTCATTCTCTGAAACCCCTGTCATCATGGAGTAATGCTTGATGAGGCTGTCCGCAATCCCCTTCCTCGCCTCATCCGTAAACTCCTTCCCCTCTGTGTAAGACTCTAAATTATTGAAGATTTCGTAGCAACATTGCCTTTCATCCAAGATCATGGTGCGATTCGCCCCTATAACTCGGCGGCTCTTATTCTTGAAGACGATGAGGTTGTAATAAAGCTGATCGGACATAGCCAGATAGCTTACCCATGCAGAGTAGACCGTTTCGCCATAATGGGGGCGTGGTTCTACAGTGGGGACAATATCATTCAATAACCCTGACGTAGTTTCCCCCATCACAACGCGCCGTATAAGTGCATTCTCCACTCTCAATTACCACAGCCCCCTTTGGGTACTGCCTACACTCCTTTACACGGGAAATGACAACCCCCTTGACAACATGTGGTGGATTTCCCATGCTGTCTCCCGCTATCTCGAAAGTCACCTTTGCCCCGATACGGGGATTTACTTCTGGCATAATTCAGTATTATGTGATGAATTTACGTTTCAATTCCGCCCTCCCCTTGCCATATTCAAGCCTGTCCCTCATGCGCTCCTTAACAAAATGACGCTCCGCCTCATCCCATAGCACGTTATGCTCAAGGGACTGTTCCCTGACGAAGTAATCCCCTAGCTTCCCAACCCACTCATCCTTGAGCGTCCCTTGGTCATCGTAGTTATCGCGATCCCCAAGAATAGACTCAATTTCTTCTGGGAATGTCCACTTGTCCTTCCCATGAAGGGTGAGATACCCAGACCCCATCCCCTGCGAGTTAAACCACCCAAGCAGGGAGTCGAACTTGCGATAGGCAACCAACCCCGCTCTCGCCGAGCGGATATCCCTGTCACAACTGTCAGGGTAGTCAGGATGATTTTCGTCTGTAGGTAGTGGGGTAGCGTGAACGCCCCCCCTTCTCTTCAGTGTAGATGATGGCATGTCCCTCCTTCAATATCCATGTTAACTGTTGTTTACGCTCAACGCAAGCCCTTAATCATCTTTTTTTTGATTTTTTTCCCATCTCTTGTAGCGGACCCTGCATATTTGCCCACACCAACGCCTTTTCCTTGCTAGTGGGTGGAAGGGTTTGCCGCAATACTCACAGCTATTTTTAATGGGTAGCATGTTGCCTCCTGTTAACCACCAATTCTGTTAAACTCGTCCCGAATCAAAGCGGGAACCATCCCGCGAACCAAATCCATTGCCTTCTTTCTCGCAAACGTACGGGAACCCGACTTGGCAAAGTCATAATAGCCCTCCTTCCCATTGCGGTATGCCTCCATCTCTTCACACAATGCCACCCTGAAGTCCGCATCCTTGATGAAGTCAAGACTCTCTGCAATGTGCCCGTAAACACCATCCTCCCCAACACCGGGATGCCTCCAGATATAAGACCCCGGCTTATCCCCTCTTCTCTCAAACCCCAAATCATAGAGCTTTCTGTAGAGACTCTCACGAACAGCAAGCAATGCCTCTCCCGAATCACGCCCCATAACCCTAGAATCCCCCCCGTAGAGATTAAGCGCACGGGGCAACCCACTAAAATGAGAGGGGTATCTGAAGATACGCTTTGCTTCATCATTGGAGTACCCCGCACCCTCTATTACCTCGTTTGCAATAGCACCCCTTCCCTCTCCCCCCTCAATCCCTAAAATCCCATAGACCGCCGCATGAAAGAGATAAGCCTGATAGCGGAACTCTGTCCTCTCATGGTGACGACTACTATTAAGCAGTAACCCCTCCAGAGAACGCTTCATCCCCTTGATCCCCGCCCCACTCCCTAGCATGGTTGAATACCTGCTGATAGGGGCGACCCCGATCCTTGAGCCATTCACAAGAACGTCACTTGCCCAACTACCCCAGAGGCGTACCTTCATCTGCTTCCCAAT